CCCGTCATGGTTCACAAATCTTTGGATACTTGTCGTGGCGAGTATTTATGGTATAAAGGGTACACAAATATTTAGAAACGGAGGAAAAAAATAATGACAAATTTAGCACCAGAAGAAAAAAAAACAAAAAGAAAAATGGGTCCTGCATCTGGATTAAGAAAAAAAAAATATGTGCACAAAGAGCATAACAAAGCTTTTCCTGGAGATTTTAAAAACTTTACTGAATCTAAAGAATTTAAAAAATCTAAAGCGGACGCTTTATCAACTATGAAATCAGCAAAACAACATCCTGTTGAAAGAGAAGATGCTGGTTTGAAATTTTTAAAACAATCTGGTCCAAATGAACAAAAAGCTTTTAAAAAATACAGAGAAAGAACAGCTAACACTAGAGATACCGCTAAAACTTTTAAAGTAGGTGGAAGAGTAGGTTTAAAAGATGGTTCTAAAGGTTGTGGAAAAGCTAAAGCAGGAAAAGGCAAAGCTTACGGAAAGAATTCATAATGAGAAATTTTTATAATAAAGGTGGTCCAACTTTAACTAAGGCACAACAAACTTTACCTGCTGAGTTAAAGAAAAAAATTTTAATGGCTAAAAGTAAAAAGAAAAAGAAGCCAGGTGAAAAATCACCTATGGCTAAAATGGTTAGAACATAATGGCAAAGCTTTGTGCAAAAGGCAAAGCAGCTGCCAAAAGAAAATTTAAAGTATATCCTTCGGCGTACGCAAACATGTACGGTTCAGCTGTATGTTCTGGTAAAATAAAACCAGGTGGTAAAAAGAAAAAAACTAAAAAAAGAAAATAATGCGTTCTTATTATTCGGAAGGTGGATTAAGAAAATGGGTATCAGAGAAATGGGTAGACATTGGAGCACCGAAGAAAAAAGGGAAGTATCAACCATGCGGGAGAAGCAAGGGGAGCAAAAGGAAGTATCCAAAATGCGTACCACTTGCAAAAGCCACACGAATGACAAAGTCGCAAAAGGCGAGTGCTGTCAAACGAAAACGATCTGCAGGTAATCCTGGTGGTAAACCAACTAAAGTAAAAACGTTTGCATAATGAATTTAGAAAAAGATTTAAAAGAATTAAGAAGACAAAAGCAATTAAAAGAATCTGCTATTGCTCAACTTAGAAAAAGAAGTAAAGACTCTAATGCTAGACCTAGAGCAGAAACTAATATGTTATCAAAAAACCCAGAGATGCAAAAAATCTAATGAGAAAAAAAGAAAACCCTATTAGAAAAACTACTACAGGTAAGGGTGCAAATTATAGAAAAACAAAATTAGGTGCTGGAATGACAGCCAAAGGGGTAGCTGCTTATAGAAGAGCGAACCCTGGATCAAAATTAAAAACAGCCGTAACCGGTAAAGTTAAAAAAGGTTCAGCTGCAGCAAAAAGAAGAAAGTCATATTGTGCGAGATCACTTGGACAACTTAAACGATCTTCTGCTAAAACTAGAAACGATCCTAATTCTAGAATTAGACAAGCTAGAAGACGTTGGAAATGCTAGATAGATTAGTATATAGATTTTTTGGTTTTTTAGATGATGCCGTTGCATTTGTTGAAACAGGTGCTATAAGAATGACCGAATGGTGTTGGCATTCAAGAGTAAATTTATTAAACAAAAGGAGAAAGAAAAATGTTAAACGAAGAAACAGTAGTAATTCATAAAGTACAAAAACATCTTAAAGAGTCTTATCAAGATATAGCAGATGCCATGATAGGTGGTGCTATTGACAATATGGAAAAATACAAGTATATGATGGGACAGGCACATGCCTATTTAAAAATATCTCAGGAAATCTCTAACCTGCTAGAACCAAAGGAGCAAAAAAATGATACTGAAAGAGAAAACGTCATCGACTTCGGAAGAACCGAAAGTTAAATCGGCACTATTAAATAAATACGAAGAAGACAATCAAAAAGAAATAGACGGTTACGAACGTCTTAAAACAAAAGAATCAAATAAATTACCTAGACCAACTGGATGGAGATTAGTTGTTCTTCCTTTTAAAATGAAGGAAAAAACTAAAGGTGGATTATATCTTGGACAAGAAACTTTAGAAAAACAACAAGTAGGATCTACTTGTGGTTTAGTTCTTGAAATGGGTCCACACTGTTATGATAAAGAAAAATTTCCAGAAGGACCTTGGTGTAAAAAAGGTGATTGGGTGATTTTTGCAAGATATGCAGGATCAAGAATCCAAATAGATGGTGGGGAAATAAGAATGCTAAATGATGATGAAGTTTTAGCAACCATTGATAACCCTGAAGATATACTTCATCAATATTAATCATAGAAGGAGATAAACTATGCCAATAGATAATAAAGTAGATATAGATACATCTGGTCCAGAAATGGATGTTGATATTCCTGAAGAAAATAATTCAACAGAAATTGAACAACCAGAAGTAAAAGAAGAACCAACAGTAAGACCTGTTGTAGAAGAAAAAGAAGGTGAAGATAAAACTTTTGAAAATGAAAGAGAAATTAAATTAGAAGATAAGAAAGAAGATTCTGAAAAAGATGATAAAGAACAAGAATTAGAAAAGTATTCTGATGGAGTACAGAGAAGAATAGCTAAACTTACTCACAAATGGAGAGAAGCTGAGAGACAAAAAGATGAAGCTTTAAGTTATGCTCAATCTCAAATAAAAGCAAAAGAAGCAGCTGAAGCAAAAATATCAAAGTTTGAACCAGAGTTTTTTAAAAACGCTGAAGAAAGTGTTGTTAATGGTCTTCAAGCAGCAAAAGCAAAACTTGCAGCAGCAAGAGAAGCTGGAGATATAAATGCTGAGGTTGAAGCTCAAACTGCAATCTCTGAGTTAAGTTATAAAAATGCTAAACTTAAAGAAACTATAGTTGCTCAAGAACAGTATAAAGCTAATAGAGCTAAAGAAGTTAAAAGTTCTAATATAAACTTAAATAGACAGCAAGCGGCACAGGGAACACCAGATCCTAAGGCTGAAACATGGGCATCTAGAAATGCTTGGTTTGGTCAAGATAATGCTATGACTTATACCGCTTTTGATCTACATAAGAAGCTTACAGAGGAAGAAGGTTATGATCCTCAATCTGATGAGTATTATTCTGAAATAGATAAAAGAATAAGACTTGAATTCCCCCACAAATTTGATACAAATACATCAGATAAAGGGGAAACGACCAAACCCGTACAAACAGTAGCTAGTGCGAAGCGAAGTACAAACACTGGTCGCAAGACTGTGAGACTCACATCATCACAGGTAGCAATCGCTAAAAAATTAGGTGTGCCACTAGAAGAATATGCGAAACAATTAAAAATCACGAAGGAGGCATAAGCATATGGAAAATAATAATGACAAAAGAGCATCCCGTGCGAGTCAAACAAGAGAAAAAACTCAAAAGAAAAAAGTTTGGACTCCACCTTCATCTTTAGATGCACCCCCTGCACCAACAGGTTTTAAACACAGATGGATCAGAGTAGAATCTATGGGATTCCAAGACACTAAAAACGTTGCAGGAAGACTTAGATCCGGATACGAGCTTGTAAGAGCTGATGAATATCCAGATTCTGAATTTCCAATTGTGGATGATGGAAAATACAAAGGGGTAATCGGAGTAGGAGGCCTAGTGCTGGCTAGGGTACCGGAAGAGATTGCAGAACAACGAACTGACTATTATGTTAAACAAGGTCAGGACAACGTTGAAGCAGTAGACAACGATCTTATGAAGGAACAGCATCCAAGTATGCCGATCAATATTGATCGACAGACTCGTGTAACCTTCGGTGGTTCAAAGAAAAGTTAATTTTTTAACGATTACTAGAGCTATCCAAGGATAAACTAAACTAATGTCTAATAGGAGGACACAACTATGGCAAATCAAGACGCCGCTTTCGGTTTGAAAGCAATAGGAAAAGTTGGTCAGAATAGAGACAACCAAGGTTTATCTGAATACAGCATTGCTGCAAGTTCAGCTGCGATCTATCAATGGGATCCAGTGAAAACTTCAGGCGGTTACTTATTAGTAGCTGGCGCAGGTGGCAATCTTAGAGGATCACTAAATGGTGTTTTTTATACTGACGCATCAACAAGCAAACCAACGTGGGCTAACCACTTGGAAGCTAGTAACACAGCAACAGATATTGTTGGTTATGTTTCTGACGACCCTTATGAAAGGTTCGAGATTCAATCAAACAATGCTGGTGCTTCAGCAGTAACTGATGTAGGTAAAACTGCAGACCTTGCTTACGCAGCAGGATCTTCACCTGACTACATTTCAGGTGTAGAGCTAGATGATTCTACTCTAAACACTACTGCTCAACAATTAAAGATCATGGGAGCATCTAAAGATCCATCAAACAATGACGTAGCATCTGCTAACGTTAATTGGGTTGTTGTGATTGCAGAACATGAACTTAAAGTAACAACTGGTACGTAAGGAGTATAGAACATGGCGATATCAAGAGGACAACTAGTTAAAGAACTAGAACCAGGTTTGAATGCACTATTCGGACTGGAATATAAACGTTACGAGAATCAGCATGCTGAAATATACACTACTGAGTCTTCAGACAGAGCGTTTGAAGAAGAAGTTATGTTATCAGGTTTTGCTCAAGCTCAGACTAAAGCAGAAGGAAGTGGAGTTGTTTTTGACAATGCTCAAGAAACTTTCACTGCAAGATACACACATGAAACTGTGGCTCTTGCTTTTGCAATTACTGAAGAAGCTATTGAGGATAACTTGTATGACAGACTTGCTAGTAGATATACAAAAGC